GGTATCGGAGCGTTCATTCGCGCACGACCTTGGTTTTGGCGGTAAGTGCGACTTATTTGTCCCTGCCGATGAACGAAGTGATGGCTTCGTCATTGACGTTAAGACAAAAGAATTCTCTGACCCCGCAAAGGTCGAAGGCTACGATGAGAATTTGATGCAGTTGGCAGCGTACCGTGTAGGTCTTGGATGCCCCAAGGCACGCTGTGCAAATGTGTTTGTGAGCCGTAGCGTCCCCGGCCTTGTCGTAGTCAAAGAATGGTCATTAGAAGACCTCGACAGAGGTTGGCCAATGTTCTCCCACCTTCTTTCCTTTTGGCAACTAAAGAACAAACACACATGAAATATTTAACCGAAGAAACCGTCAAGCAGATTTTTTTCTACTGCGATGTCTATGAACCTAACGCCTTGATTGCGGATGAGGTTGACATTGTCCAGTTTGCCAACAAGGTGCTTGCCTATGCCCATCCCCACCTAGCCAAAGCGGAGCATGAGCGCTGCGTTGCCATCGTGGCCGAACTGAATCCAGAGGTGGCCAAGGCTTTAGAGAGACAGCGGCCATAAAAAAAGCCCCCAATTAAGGGGGCTGAGTAACAACTGCCTACTGAGCATAACCCATCGGGTCTGAATAACCTGATGGGACTTGATCAAACCGGCGCTGGACTCCTTGTTGCATCTCTTGCATCTTTTTTTCAGCGTAAGCACGAGCCGCTGGATCCCTGTATAAGTCAACGGCACTTGCACCAAGCATCAACGGCACTCCAACGGCTGCTGTTGGCGGGAACATGGATAACGCACCTCCAACGACACCGGCACCCTTGGTAGCCATCTTGGTGTAATCGCGCTGGTCAGCAGGCTTGTCGTACTCGTGAACCATTTCGGCCACATCCAAGCCAGCAGACAGACCAGCAAGGGGCGGCAGGGCGTACTTGCCAGCATACTTGGCTGTAGCGGCTACAGGCTTCATCATGGACTTGAACAGGTTGGCAACCTCATCCAATCCTGCCGCAGTGCGCTGGGCCAGTGAAGGCGGAGCAGGCGGAGTAGGCTTTGGTAATTGCACTAAGGTGCCTTGAGGCGGTGGCGCTGCGGGGCCGGGCATATAGTTTGGCGGCAAGTCAGCAGTCGGAAGCGCTCCCTGCACCTTAAAAGATGCGCGGGGGCCACCGCCGCCACCTTTGTCTGGCGTCATGATGCCACCGTATGCCGGATTCTCAACAAACTGGTTTGGCGCAATTTGGTTGACCCTGCCTAACCCCTCGCGGCGCTGGGTAGACAGATCGTGGACTCCCCCCTCTTGTTTGGTCATATCCAAGGCGCGGGCAGCTTCGATGTCGGTCAAACCTGCCGACTTGGCGTAGTTGTACGGCATATTTCCGGTTTGCCCAGAAGCCATGCGGCCAGCGTCTTGCTTCCCAATAGGGATTGGTTTGCCAGCTTGGGTAGAGCCAGATGCTGTAGAGCCTGCCGCTCCTGTTGCCGCAGTAGAACCGGCGGCAGTAGTGCCAGCAGCCGCCTGAGCCGCTAAACGGCCCCTTTCTGTAGCCGCGCCAGTCAACTGGGCTAGACGTTCCGACCTAGCGTCTTTTGCCGCAAAAAGCCCCTTTCCTGCCGATGCAGCAGTACCAATACCGGTGCCAACAGCGCCAGCAAAAAAACGCTCACCGGGCGAGGCACCCGAAGTGTCTGGCTCGGCAGGCTTGGGCGCTGGTCGATCCTCCAACTTTGGCGCGGAGGACAGTTGCTCCTCTGGAGCCTTTTCTTCCATCAAGCCGTTGTAGGCACCATACCCGCCGACATCGGCAACGTACTTTTTCGCCCGTGGATCAGGATCACCGCCGTAGAACAACCCCGCATCAATGCCAGCGTTGTACCCGTAAGCCGCCAGCTTGGGGTTTTGATCAGACTTTTCCCAAGATTTTTTGAGGTAGGAAATTCCAGCATCAATGTTTTTGGCAGGATCTTTTATGTCAGACAGGCTAAAGCCCTCACCCTTTGCCGTGGCGGGCTTGATCTGCATGATGCCAACTTCACCGTCAGCGCCATTGGGAGCATTTGGATTGAGCCTGCTTTCTTGGTAGGCAATAGCCACAGCAAGTTTTGGAGGCACCCCAGCCTTTTCCGCCGCCAGTGCTATGGTGTGGGCGTAAACAATCTGCTCGTGGCTAAGGCCATCAAGGAACGATAGCTCTGGTGGTTTTGCTGACATCGCTTAATCCTTATTAGAGTTTTTCTGCGGCAGATGCGTTGTCTCGCTTGCCTTTTTCCGCTGGTTTTCCCGGCGTAGTAGAGGGAATGCGCTTTAGCATGGTCGCAAGACCTTTTAAATCATCAAGGTATTGGTCTTTGAGCTTTTTGTAATCGTCCGTTTGCTTGAAGTCACTTACATCTCCACCAACCTTTTTGTAAAGCCTTGCTACGTCTTTATCAAAGGTGCCCCTGCGTTCTAGCATATCCGCCTTAGCGCGAACAGAATCAGGCGTATCGTCTGGGCCAACTCCAGCGCGTCCCATCAAGCCTTGCTCGTAGTTGGAGACAGAGCCTTTCATGTACTTGGTTTTAGACAATTGCATTTGAGCAATCAGCATTGCATAAACTTGTGCCTTTGCCTGTGCTTCGCCCTTCAATCCAAGATTTTTGACAACCGTTTCTATTTCAGGAATGCCAATACTAAAGCCGGGTACGCCAACGCCAGATTGCGCCAACTTAATAATGGCAGACATGGTTTTATCGTTGCTCAAAATACCTTGATAGAGCTTTGCATCTGGATCGTCAGCAAATGATCGGAACTGTTGAGCAAGTTCTATTGCGCTGTCTGCCTCGTCTGCTTTATCAACAATATCTTTTCGACGAGTGGCCTCTTGCGCTGTCGCGGACTTTCTTAATTCGGCTTGCGTCTCTTGCTCTGCTTCAGACAAGCGTTGCGGCTTCCTTCCCTCTGGAATTTTTGTCAACTCCAAAGGCTTAGCTGATATGCCAGACACTACATCGTCAACAATTTTTGTGCTGCCCGATGTAAACGCTTGCATCCATTCGCTTCCAAGGCCTTTATCCATTGCGGCGTTTAGCTTTGAATACTCATTTGCACTCATTTTGTACTTGCCAAAAGGAGTGTTGTATTCTGTTTGAGCTTGTCCGGGAATATCTTGCGGCAAGTATTTGCCAGACATCTTGTCAAAGACTGTGCCGTTCTGCGAGATCAAGTAACGATCAAGCCCAGCTTTTGCCGCTTCCATCAACAACCTTGCGTTGTCCTTTGCCGCAGGGAATGTGGCTGCGTACTTCAATGCTGATTCTATGGTGACGGGGATTCCCGCAGGAGCTTGGCTAGATGCAGCAGGCTGACCAGCCTCGCCAGAAGGCAATCCGCCAGTAGCAGGCTTTTGCGCACCGCCTCCAATGGTGGACATAAACGCGCCTTGAGAGCGCATGGCGTTCTGTTGCTCACGTTGCGCTTGTGCCATCGTAAGACCGGCCTGAGCCTCTTCAACGTCTAGATCCCTAGTTCTTTGCTGCGCCTCTTGCATTCCTTTGAGGCCAGCGCCAAGCCCTTCAGCAAAGTTTCCTTTAGAAGACAAAATGCCTTGAGAAAAACCCATCAGTACGGGGTCATAGCCAAGGTTCTGACGAGCAGAATACGCCTGCATCACCCTCTGGGTAGCACGCTCAACAGCGTCGTCCTTTTCACCCTCTTCAAGCCCGTAGGCAGGAGTCAGCTTAGGTAGACTGGATAAAGCACCTTTTGTAGCCATAATTTATCCTTTTTAATCTGGAATCCAGATTTGCTGCTCACCATATACATCGTCAAGCACAGTTTCGTAATGACCATTAACGCGGTCAGGAGATGACCCCGGAGGAGTCTCTGTTACTGTTCCTGTTCCTGTTCCGGGAGCGCTTGGAGCAGTAGGGCTAAATATGCCTTTTGATTCATTCCAAAGTTTGGAAAGCCAGTTTGGCACTTCAGTAACCACACCAGTTTTTGGATCAGTTGTTTTGGTTGTTCCAAGGCCAGCGCCAATTGCTGTACCAATACCAATAGTCTGGCTAAGAGGCGATCCTTGGTAGTAAGCGCTGCTTAATGGGCCTGTCTTAGTGCTAGTTACAGTAGTTGGCGCTTGATACCCACGAAGCAATCCAGCTACGTTTGAAGCCGTCTTTAGTGGTGCGTCAATTTTTGATTGTTCAAATGCTTGCTTTTCTGCGCCTGCTTTGGTCAATGCGCCAGCGCTAGTGAGGCCAAGCGATTGCTCTTTCTCGGCAAGGTTACCTTGCAATTGACCGGCTGTGGCTTGCTGCTGTGCATTTTGCAATGCCTGATCAACAGCAGACTTGTACCCAGCAGACAAAGCACCATACTGCTGACCAGTCAAGTTTGACTGTAGGTCAGACATGGATTGCCCCATTGCGTTTGCATAACGCTGGCTACCAAGGCCACCAGAGCCAACAAAGCCAGCCTTGAGTTGCGGCATCAAGTTGCGCTGTACATTTTGCTGCTGCAAACGAGCCATCTCATCCACTACGTTAGTGGTGTACGGATTCATGAAGCTGCTAATTTGCGGAGCGGCACCAGCGGCTGCGGTTTTGGCGGTTTCCCCAGCAGCCGTCAGTCCCGTTTTGTAAGCATCTGCCGCCGTAGGAATCGCCGCATACCCCGTTGTCTGCATGGCATCCATAGCAGCAATTTGATTGGGATTTGCCATTGCCTGCAAGCCAGCAGTAGACAACCCCGACATCAGGTTTGTGTAATAGTTTGGCGAGGTTGTCGCCTGAGTATCCGTTGTCGTTACATCCGGGTTTGCGTAAACATCAAAAACTGACATACTTATCTCCTAGCTTCGCTTGAGAAAATCAAGCGGTGATTTGATCTGCGGCGGCAAATCCTTGGGTTTGGCAGAACGGGAATGGGCGCGGATACCGTGCATCATGTCGTATAGTTTATCGCTTCCCGCCTTAGTTGAGCCATTTCCTATTGCGGAAACAACGTCGGCGGGGAAAACAAACTCCCCGTCGGCCAGCATGGCGGGAATATCGTCTGATTGGCCGTCTCCAGCCCCCGTTACGGCGTCCCCGTGGCGGAAATCTACCCTCATCTTGCCGCCAGAGGCCATCAGAGGGGCGCTTAGACCGCCTTGGGCGTATCTGCCATGACGGGTACCGCCGCCTTGGGCGTAATTGAACGCCATTGGGTAGGTTGGCATAGAAGCATCGGCAGCTTGACCTGCTTGAGTTGATTGGGATGACCCCATGTTGAGGATGTCCTCAATCGGGCGTTGCGTCCCGTAAGAGTATGAGGGGTCGTTCATCGCTTTTCCTTGTGTTGGTGCGCCGTATTGATTTTCCCTGCCAAAAGATTGATCTTGCGTTTTTAGGAATTTTTCTAACGGGCTTTCAAACTTATTGGGGTCTTCTTTTGCCATCAAATAAGTGGCAGCAAGTGGCCCTGCCACGCTTGCCAAGTCAGACGATGACCCTGCATTTGGTTGGAGCAAAGACAAAGCGCCTTGACCGGCGGCTTTTTGCTGCGCTGCTTTTGACGCTTTTGCAGCCGCTTGCTTGGCAGCAATATCTTTTTTTAGCGCCTCTTCAGCGGCTATTCTCTTCTCTTCTTCAACAGCCGCATCTGCCAGTTTTTTGGCGTCTATTGCAGCTTGTTTGTCGTCTTCATCTTGTTTTATTTTGTCAGCAAGTTGTTTTTTTATGTCGTCTATTGATTCTTTTGTGCCGTCATCGGCAGTAGTTGGCAACGATATTAAATCTCCCGGTTTAGCCGTACCGTTAGTAGGCACGATAACAGTCCCTG